CCCCGTAATCTGTTCTTACAGCCTGCAAGACCTGTAGAACTGCTGTGATATTATAAGTCGCAGCAGAGTTTGCTGTGCTAGTTACTGCTTGCAAAACATCTCCTTGTAAAAGGAGAGAAGTATTTGCAGCAGGAATAGCATGCGTCTGAAGTCCCGAAGTAGAATAAGCTGTTATTGTTAAAAGGCTTGAGCCATTTAACGCAATAACAGTATTTCCAACTCCAGTTACAAACCGCTGGATTTGTAATCCAACGATAGGAGCGGCAGAAAGCCCGCTCGCTTCAGATACAACAGCCAGAAGAGTTTGTGAACATCCAACTATTCCAAGAGTCATTAGTGCAGAAACACCAACAACACCAGAAGAGAAAGACATTGTAACCCTTTGCTCTGAAGCATCTTTATCTTTATTTTGTAACCCTTTATTTAACTCAAACATCTTACACCCCGTAATCTTGTTTTACGTCTTGCAGGATTTGAATTACTGCCTCAACAACATAGTTTGCTGCTGAATTTGCAGTAGAAGTTACCATTTGAATGGCATCTCCTTTTTGCAAAAGAAGCAAAGTACTTGCTGCTGCTGGCAAAACTTGAGTTTGAATGCCAGAAGTGCTTAAGGCACTAATAGTAATCAAACTTGATCCATTCAGCGGAATTGTTGTTAATCCAGATCCAACAACAAAGCGTTGAATTTGAATACCTACCGTTGGTGTAGACGAAAGACCGAATGCACTTGTTACTACTTGAAGCAATTGAGCTCCGCAAGGAACTGTTCCAACATTCATCAATGCTGAAACTCCTACGACTGCTGATTGATTGAAAGTAAATACATAGCGCTGCTCTGACCCATCTTTATCTCTATTAACTATAGCCATTTTAACCCTCTATTCTTTTGTTAAAAGCACGTTTTGACAGACTGGAAGTGTTTATATCATTTGTACTTCGAGCAAATTGACCTTTGAAATCATAAAGAAAGTCTTCCACAGTATTGCGTAAAGCTTTTCCCCTCGCTTTTTCATCTAGCTCTTCATTTTTAAAAACCTCAGTAGCTAAATTATTCGAGTTCCAAAGATCCATTGCCCGAAGTCTTGCCATGATAGGCAGAACACCCCAGTCAACTGATTTTCCTCTAGTTCCCCAAGTATCTGTTAAGCTCATAACAAGATGATCGTTTCTAACTACATTCAATACTTGAATTTCACCCGTTAGTTTCTCTGGGCGAAGCTCTTTGCTTTCTCGATAGATACGAATTACGCCATCATTGTCTTTTTTGGCGTAAAGTTTGTAATCATACCGTTGAATTTCATTAGTGATGCGTCTTGCTTGATGGCTCATCATATTCCTTATGGTGAGGTATAGTTAGAAACTACTGCACATGCAGCAGCTTGCTCATTGAAAATATTATTGAATAAACGCACACGAACTTCAAAAGCATCTGTTGATGTTTGAGCGATGTACATTGATCCAGTCTCATCTGCGAATTCCATTTCTGCCAAGACGTAGTTTTTAAATGCATCTTCTGGAAGCATGAAAATTCGTTGAGGACAATCTTTGTCTGCTACCCAAGGAATACCATTGAATTCTAGATAAAACTTGTCTTTCGCAGCAAACCCACCATCACCTTTTTGAGTGTTCACAAAACGCTTATCAGGAGTAAGCAGTTTTTGATACATTTGCATGCTTGGGAAGTCTGAGTAAATTGCAGAGTATTTAGCTCCACCACGTCTCATTCCTTCATTGTATGCAAACTGGATTTGATTCAATGTCAATTGAGCCGCCGACAAATTGTTCACGTTTCCTTGTGTAGAAATGTAAGATGCGCGATTAACATTGTAGATTGTTGTAGTTCCACCATCTAGAGCTGTTAGCAAACCTTGTATTTCATTCCCAAGAGTTCCCGAACGAATCAAGTAGTATGCAGTCGTCGCAGTTACGGCTTGGCTAAGAACCAAAGTCGCTGTGCTTGATGTTGGACCACCGGATGAAATAGAGTTAACAGTTACACCAGAGGCATAAATTGTAGTTCCATCTGTAATATCGAATACCAAACCAACGTCAACAAACTTCAAAGCTGGTTCAACAGCTTCTCGACCAGCAATGGTCAAAGAATTTGAACCAGATGCAGCAGCTGAAATTGTTGCTAGGATTCCAGATCCAGACCAACCAAGTTGGCGATTCACATCATTCATCAAATCTTTGTAACCCATTTCAAGCTCATAAGCCGCAGTACGGACAAATGAACCAGTATCAGATTGAGAAGATTTAATCATCGGTCCAGTAACACCGAAGCGAAGATAATTAAATTTCGCTGCGATGATTGCTTGTACTGTAGTTTGGCGACCGATTGCAGGAAGTGTTCCATTATCTGCAACAGCACCAATACCTTGATTTTTTAGTACGCGCAAAGGTCTGATAACTTGTAGTCCAGACCAACCCTGTTTGATCTTTTCACAGCCGCGATAGACTGGAACGTCTTCAGAGAATTGATCTACGATAGGTCCTTGATAAAAATTCTTAAGCTCCGCAAGGCCGGAGGATAAGTTTTGAAATTGATTAGCCATTATTTAGCTCCTTTAAGATTGTCCCATGGTACTTAAGATGTGATTTTTCACATCTTTAAGCTTCATTTTCTGTGGAGCCTGAGCTGGGGTTCCCCCTCCACGTCCAATATCTTTTCCATGAGCATTTGCTTGTTTTTGAGATTCAACTTTTTTTCCATAAATTTCTTTATAACGTTTTTCATGATGCTGATGATTCTCCTGGTAGAGTTTTTCAATCAACTTAGAAAAGTTATCATTGAAGTTTGCATCTTTTTTCATACTAGCAGCCATGTACTCAGCGCGAGCCAAGACAGAATCTTCATCTGCGTGAGGATACTTTGTGGCTAAACGAGCAATATTCGAATCTAAAATCTCAGCATGTTGCCGAACTTCAGTTTCAAAAGCTGTCTTAGCCCTTTCTGCATCCTGTGCCTGAAGCTGTTGCTTCAAAGACTTCACTTCACTATCCGGTGAGCTTCTATCGCCGAAAGATTTGGTTAAAGCTTGATCTAAATGCCGATGATATTTCTCGGGATAGATTTCTTTAAACTTTGCTTCTAGTGATGGATCTCTTAAAACATTTTGTATATCTGCATCGAGATTCGAGTTGTATTTCTCGGTCTCTTCTTGTTGCTGAACAAATGCACGGCGCTCCTCTTCAAAGCGTCTGCGCTCCTCAGCATGTGATTGTGTCTTTTTTGTATAGTCCTGTTGCCTTAAAATACTCTTCTTAAGTTCAGCAGGAGTCATCTCCTTGCCTTCCCACAAAAACTTTTCAGCCTTTGTGAGATCAAGGACACTTGAGGCCGCCTGAGCTGTTGATGCCGAATCTGGTGCTGAGCTTCCATTAGATGTCGAAGACGCTGCCGAAGCCGCCTCTCCTGCATTGGCTGGCTCAGCAGATCTTGCTGTTTCAACAGGCGCAGCTTGCGCCGTATTCATTGCTTGTTGTGCTGCCTCAAATCCCATGGGGTTAGTCCTTTCAATTAAGATGTTTTAAGAGTTTTTAAGTTTACCTAAGAATCCGTCGAGCTTTGCGCGAGCTTTCTTCAAAGGAGAATAGCCCTGCATCTGCTCATTATCTCCAGCAACGGCATCGTGAACATCTTCACCATGACTAGCTCTTGGCGCTTGTGTGTGAGTCTTTTGAGCAACAAGAGCGTGCTCTTTGCTTTTTACGCCCTCAGCTCTGCCCATATTGCGTTTAGCCATATGAGAGCTTTGAAGCCTAGGATCTGTGTGTTCTTTCACGCCCATTTTGTCATATTTAGTAGCAAGCCCACCACCATCTCCTGCCATATTTCTATGCATGTTTGGATCGGCTTCATCGTGAGTATCTTTTTTTGGATCTTGAAATAATACTTTTGAATTTTCTGGAGCACTGTCTTTAGAGATGTGGTCAAAGCCACCTTCTTCTCCAAGCTCAGTGTCATTTCCTTCTTCTTCTGGAGATTCAGCATCCTCTTCATGATTTGTTCCACCTGGTTTGCCAAGCAAAGCATCGCGATTAGATGATCCGCTTTCTGGAGCAAGCTCTTCATCTCCAGTTTGTGCAGACTGACCTTCAGCATGAGGACCTTTTGAATCTTCTTCATGCTGTTGGATCATTGCACGTTTTCGTTTAACAGCCTCAATCATGTGTTCTTTCATATATTCCTTTACATTGTTGGCGCAGCAGGCGGAGGTGCCCCTGGAGGCAATCCTGATGGAGGCATTAACGGTGCCCCTGGAGGATTACCAGAAGTCAGGGGACCTGCATTGGCCATCATCATTGCTTTTTGTTGATTAACTTGTTGTTGTTGCATTGCGATTTGTTGCCCCTGAACTGCTAACTGAGGATTTCTTGAAATGGTAAGAAGCTGAACGCGTCTTTCGATATCAAAGATTAATACCTTCATTGCAGTATCGCTGAGCTTTTTAACTTTATCTGATTTTCTGTAGAGATTTTTTCGTCTGATATGAAGTTCTTGATTATCAAACTCATTCAAGTCAGGGATTATCTCTTGTTCAATCAGGTCTAAATCATTTTCAATTTGAGCCATGTCAATGCCTTGCTCTTCCCACGCTTGGTAAGAGTCACCGTATTCCAGCATATCCATAACTTTTTGGATCACTTGAGGATCATTTGGATTTCCAAATAGACCTTGTGAACGAAGATTCAATATCTCTTGTCTGCGAAGAACTTTAGAGCCAGGTAAAGTTGAGCCCCGGATCACCATCACGTCCGTGTGATGTTTCAAGTCCTTTCCTACGAATGATTTGACTGTATATTCGAGCCTAGGACCCGCAATCTTAATCAATCGATCCATGACGTAGTACTTTTCAATATACTTAAGTACTAATGATCCAACATCTGCCCAACCGTTTTCATTATTCTCAGTCACAATGCCGATACGAGTATCATCTTGCTCCATTAAGAATTGCATGCCGATTGCTGGAATACCGGCAGCTGGGATTTGCCCACGTGATACTTCATTAATACCTGAAATATCAAACATGGAAGCCTGCAGGCGATCTTCCTCGGTATAGGCATATTGAGGAATCATTGGAATTTGTAATGCTTCTGGTTTTTGTCCTTGAGGTCCAGGATTATACTCAATGATCTCACCCGAAGTATCATCAAAAGATTCTTCAATGATACCATGACCTTTTGGAGCTAGATATTTACCGCCAAGAAGCTTATTAACCCACGCTGTGCGCTTAGAATAAATCCAATTAAATTGATCTTGAAGTGGACGAATATGAGTAATGAGAGATTCAGAGTAATACTTCCCACCGATAAGGACGTCATCGAACTTCACGAGTGGGATTTCTCCACAGGGGAGCTCTTTATCAGCAAGAAGGACCCCATTAGCGGTGACTATTCTGCGCCCATTAGGATATTTTTTGGTTCGTCTCTCATAATAGATAATTTCTATGGCGGTATTCTTTGCGAAAGCCTGAGCGCCCGTTTGGCCCTGGCCTCTTACATTTAATGTATTAATACGAGTTTCATATTGTGTAGAGAGAAGCCACGTTCCTTCTTCTTTTACCAATTCGCCACGCTCAAGATAATGAGTCTTAAAATAATCAAGCTTACGAAGCTTAGCCTTAGCGACCCATTGACATTCGCCAAGATTCTTTGCAATAGGATCGGGAAAGACTTCTAATCCAGGTACAACATCTAAACGGATATCACCCTCATAGCCGATCAACTCATCGGTCTCAGGATCAATCATCGGCTCACCAGCTTGGTCATCCCAAACGACTTCCATATATGAATGCCCAATCTCTTGCATCCACATATAAAGCTCTTGGCGTTTGGCCGTAGCTTTTTCTTTATCCATGATGTAGTTCAAAACTTGAAGAGCCAAGCGCGCGGCCTCTTTATCATGAGTATCGTTTGAATTCGGACGCACTTCGTATTTCGGTGGGTTCTTACAAAGTCTTGATAGTCTATTTTGAACTGTAGGAAGAATCTTATTAACCTGGAGCTTATTCCTGGTCATATAGGTGGTATTATTGTTCTGAGCTGGCTGATACTGTCTTAAGGTCGTGTCAAAATAGACGCCATAGAATCCCAACAAATAAGCAATGTTGGTCATCCATACACCCTCATTTGAAATGCGGGAAGATGAGCGCCTAGACTCTTCAACTTTGTCTTTAATGAATGCAGCAAGCTTCATATCCTCTGGAGGCTGATCTGCTGCATCTTGTACTGGCTCAACGCCGTTATCTTCAACGACTGGTTCATCCGGTGAACCACCTTGAGCCCGCTTGGCTTTATCATACAAACTCATCAGTGAGTTCATCCTAAATGTTGGAGCCCTAGAACCCGAAAGTTAACTAGGGCCGTCTTTGATGTCGTACTCTTAGCCTAATGGCATTACCTGTGAAATCATTTCATCAAGCGTATCCAATTCATTTGGAACACGCTGATTAGGTATCTTTACTTTCGCAAGAGCTTCTTCAAGCTCATTCTTCTGAGCTTTTGGAAGCTGTTTCGTTTGCTGATAATTCCAGAAATCTCGCGACATGTGCTTGTTGATTAGTTTATGTACTATCAGTGCCCATAGAGCGTTTGTTCCTAGCAAAAGAATAGCAAGCGTTAAAACAACTATCCAGTCCAGATTTAACCTACAGTCACAATATGAGTTTTTTTGGTACAATTGAAGATATCTAGACCTGCCTGACGGCGACTTTCAGGAATGATTGGTACAGCATTTCCATGAGTCGTTCCTTCGCCCTTCCAAAAGAGTGGGGTTTTAGTATCTCCGTCTGTAAGAATATCAAATACTTCATCCGTAACGAAAACAGGATATGCGTGCTTTTCTCTACGAGAATATGAATAAGCTTTGTAGAAAGAATTCATATCTTGAATTGTAGCATCTTTATCGAACTGCGATTTAGGGAGAGGCGATTCTTGAATATCTTTTACTGCTTGAGGTACGGTCTGCTCTAACGTTCTTTGAGCCTGTTTGTTCTGTTCATGATTTGGATGCTGGTGATTAGCCATGGGTTATGCTCCTTGTTTTGTTAATTATGGTTTAGTGACTTCCCCAGATGCAAGTCTTAATCTATAATTCTTTTCATAATCAGGATCAAGTGGGCTAAGATTGCGTTTAATCTCATCTTTTATATCAGTTGGATAGGTAACAATCTCGTCAATAGAGGCTAAGGCATCCATAATATCATCATGCTTCGATCTCTCGCCTGCATAGTTATTATACTCATTTTCAAAGTCGGCGAGTCCTTTATTTATTCTAATCCTATCCCACTCGAAACGCGGAATAAGGCCAAGTATTTTCATTAGTTTAGTTTGATCTCGTCTTGGTTTAATACCCTCAATAGGAAGCCAAATATTACGCTTCTTCATTTCTTCATGCATCATGTAGACAAGAACTTCCTGGAAAGCTACTTGTTCAATACCTATTCTCAAAGGATCAAAGCGTTCGGCCATTTGAAAGATAAGATTGATAATGTTTGATGGAGTAATCTTATGCCTTGATGCGTGCTCTAAATACCATTGTTGATCTGAGTCTACAGCAACAACAACAAGAGCAGTAAAATCAGCGCTGTCAGTCTGAGATATGGCTGGATCAATAAAGGCAAACCTGTAAACATTCTTTGGAATCTCATCATAATATCTGAGCCATTCTTTCTTGAAAGGTTTGTCGCCATCATTGATAACAATATTTAGGTATTGGTTACTGAAGAATCTTGATCCTTGATGTTTCTTTGCGGCATCAAGAAATTCAGCAGTCAATCTCTCTGGAAAAAATAAAGATCCATCTTCATTATATGCGCTTTTGTAAAGAATGGACCATTCATTATAGTTCGTTGAGTCTGGCATATTCACCATGAAGTTTTATTGCATTTTCATTATAAAATTTTGCAGCTTCTTCTTTGGTTTTAAATCCGCTCTTTCTTATTCTCTTATTGCCAATTGTTATTTCTGATCTCCATAGTCCTTGATGTATAGAAACACCCTTATATCCAGATTTACAATTTTTCTGAACTTTTCTATTACAAGAATTATTAGATGTACTGGCAGCTCTTAAATTTTCTTTTCGATTATCTAGGCCATTTCCATTAATGTGATCTGGTATCGGCTTTTGATCTGAAAGAAAATGATATTTTTCTGCAATTAATCTATGCATAAAATATTCTTTATCTGTTGTATTTGATCCTGATACTACATAAGTAGTATGCCTTCGCTTTGCTTCTCTCCAATTAAATTTAGATAACCATTCAAAATCATCATCAACAAGGGTAAATTGTTCTTTTGATAAGGGTATTTTTTTCATATTTAATTGTTTGGAAAGGCATCGTTACAAAAGAATCCAACCGTGAGTAAAAGACTCGCACTAGCTGCTGTGCCCCACAGATGTCCACCGCCATTGATAGCTTTGCCGTCAAGAGTTGTATTGAACACCGGAATTCCTTTTCCATTTGGAGCAAGCATGATGGAGCTTCCAGTACTGTTGATATAGGTGAATGTCGTCGTAACTCCAGCAACAACAGTAAATCCTTGGGTAGCATATGATTGTCCAAAGGCAGCTATTTCTACACCAGTTGATCCAGAGTATAGATACCAACCAACCTGTCCTTTGACTGGAGCAATATCGAATGTTGTTCCAGGTGAGAAGGTGGTAACGCCTAAGAATTGTGCTGGCTGTAGATTCAAAATAGACATATGTCTCCTTTAAATATTTATGGTGCAATGATTAGGTTGGGCTTTGCAAGTCCAGCCTTAAATGACTCGTGTTGCAATAGGTCAAATACCGCTTGAATAATGTGTGGGCCATAAGCTTTATCGAACATCTCTTTATCCATTCCAATGCAATCAAAAGGCATGATGCAAGGACATCTGTGCTTTGATCCTTTCTTTGGATTTGTGACCTCAATCAATACTGGAACGCCTAAGCTCTTTGGTCTGTTGTCGCCATGATATTTACTGCTCATGCAATTAATCCTTTTTTCTGTTCGGGGTTTATTTCGTTATCAAGAATGTATTGGATAATATCACCATGAGAGAAACGAGTACCAATAACGACAATAGTTCCACCAGGTTCCAAAAGAGAGATGTATAGTCGATAATGATCGTAAACTTTCTCACGCTGATCCTCAGTCATGGAATTATCGATAGAACTTAAGTCATCTGCAATAATATAATCGTAATGTTGCGACGTCTTTTGCGCGCCAATGCCAGAGGCTGTAATGCTCGCTTCTTTATAAACCTTTGTACGCTGTTTAATGATGATCTCTGATTCAGTCCATGTTGGACCAACAAACGAGCCAAAGAGTTCTTTCATATGCTTTGATTCTAAATGTCCACGTATCTCACGAATGAACCTCGAGGAGTTCGTATAAAGCTCACTATCAATCAATATTCTTCGATTAGGATCATTTATCAATAGCCATATCGGAAAGCTTATAGAGGCAATAGAGCTCTTAAAACAGCCTCGAGGAATTACTAATAGCTTCTTCTTTGTTGGACTCATTAGCATGTCAGTGATTGGCTTGTGAGTAAGCTCAGTCATTTGACTATAATTCAAACCAAACTTAGCAAGCTTAAATAGATCTCCGCGGTATTGGTCGGCCATATCATCAAGCCAGTATTGTCTTTGAATTTCTGGAGGATATGATGCGACTAGGCGCTCTTCTTCAGTTTGATGTAAAAATGAAAGGTTTGTCATTGCGTGACTTTTCCATAGACTTATCAACAATCTTTTCTTTAGGCTTATCGCATTCGCAAACCATCCATCCAGATCCAACAATCATACGACCATTGACAATCATAAGCTTGCAGTGCTTACAAAATTCAATTTCTCTAACTTTTCGTCGCACGCAATGCTCTTACTTTGGACTTAAGCTCTATGAGATCTTGTTGTTGAATATTGATATCAAGATCGCCAGAGATCTCAACTGCTTTAGTTTTTGTGTAGAGGAAATCCATAGCTGTTTTAATAGCCAATGATCTTGCCTTCTCACTACCAGTTTTAACATCGTCGAGAAGCTCTTGAAAGATATCTATGTTGCGCTTTTTACATGCAGCAAATAGCTCTTTTCGATCACCATTTTGAGGTCCAGGTGGGCGTCCACCCTTATTAGGTTTTAACTTATCTACGTATTGAGAATCATTATCATTTGGCATCGGTATTCCTTTAGGAGTCGATGTGGGTTTAGAACATTACAATTCCACCATTTTGTGTCAGCAAAGATTCTTTCACATAAACCAGCGTATTGTCACGCATTCTAACGAGATAAAGGGGCTCTTCGCCAACAGTTTGGTTCAATACGTGTTCAATCATCACTGGAACCTGAGTTGTGCTTGCTGTAACCAATTTAACCGCTGGAGCTGTTGTTGGAGTGCCAACAGATGTCTTTGTATTTAATTTTGGTACAGAAACTGAAGATCCTGACATTTAATACCTCGCGTTGTTGCATTATCGGATAATCTTTAAAAT